GAAGTAAAGTTAGGGTCTTGGTTGATGTTCAAACAAGATTATGCTGCTCCTCCTAATTTTAATGACTTAATTGCAGATCCGTTAAATAATAATAGATTTAGTTACGCTGACCTCTGGTGCGGTAAATCCTCTCACTTTAGAATATCTTTCTCAGCATCTGAGTTTAACTTTGAAGAAACGGGATTAGGAGTTTCTAACACTGGTGACGCTATAGACTTTATCGGTAAGACTGTCTTCGATAGAGCACCTGCTCACTCCATTCCAATAATAACCTTGGAAGTACCTGCGGTTGATCCGTTTGATTTAGAAGACGACTGCTTGCCCATAGTTACGATAGATAGCGTGGATATTGAAGTTGGTGCTGGTAAGAACATCTTCGCGTCTGGGCTGAACTTCAATGCTTATAAAAGAGATGTTAATACTGGAGCGCAGCCCTTAACTAGAGCAGCAACCAGTACAAGTGTGTCTAACAGAATAAGATCCTCCACGGCTACTGGCAATTTGCCTAGAAACTCAGCTAGGAGAAGATCCACTGAAAAGTTGATGGCTTTTAATGGTTACTATGACAGGACTGGCTTTAACATGCCTGTGTCTTTTGATATGGCCTCTGGGCTGAGTGGTATTCCGTTAGGGTTGAACCCCAGCACTCTATCGTACACTCCTGTTAGTAGCTATATTAATCTACCTCCAATATGGGCTCAGTGTGAAAACTTAAACTCGGATAATACTTACTATGAGTATGATGTGAGTAACACTCAAAACATTAGGGGTAAAGCTGGAGGCTTCCAACAAAATAAAGATCGAACAACCGATCGCGGACAACTTCCCGGTATTTATG